AACTTCAGCTTGGCGAAGCCGGCGCCGGCCTCGCCCGAGCCGTCGCTGGTCACGCGCTGGATCGCCTGCAGGGCGTTCACGTACAGAGCGAAGTAGTTCGCATCGGCCACGATCAGGTTGGTCTTGTCCTGGCCGCGGACCAGGCGCAGCGCCAGCGCGGTCATGTACTGGATGATGTTGGCCTGGGAGACGGCGGCGCCGCCGTTGGTCACGCCCGAGAAGGCCTGCGAGCGCCAGAACGCCCAGGTGGCGCGGTCGATGCCGCCGTAGGTGCCGGTGTTCGGCACGTCCGGGACAGCTGCGGCCAGGCCGGTGATGTTCTTGCCGGCGTTGCCGGTGCCGTCGCCGTAGATGTCGGCGGCCAGGCGGTTCAGCAGGCGCGCCTCCGAGATGTCCATGCGCGCGTCGAGCAGATCGATGATCTGTTCCTTGCTGGCGTTCTGGAGCATCTCCAGGCCCGACATGGTGACCGCGTCGGCGTACTGCTTGATGGAGAACTGGGCACCCGAGACCGGGCTATCCGGGGTGATGTTGATCGCTTCGTAACCCGAATACGAGCCGCTGTTGTCGGTCGACGGATCGTTGTACATGATCTCTTCCAGGATCACGTTGCCGCCGCTGAACGACTTGACGTTGTCGCGCTTGCGCAGCTCGGCCAGAAGGGCGTTGTTGTTGGTGAGGTTGTCCGCCAGCTCGCCGGAGCGCGACTGGATGGTGGTGGCGATGATGTCGGTGATGGTGCTATTTGCGAAAGGCATGATTGTTTCCTAATGGGGGAGATTTGTTACACCCGGCCGGCGTCGGCAGCCTCGAAGGCTTCTGCCAGCGCGCCGCGCCTGTCCTTTGGGGCGCTCGCACCGGCTGCACCGCTAGGAGTAGCGGAGCGCACCGAGACGGAGGCGCTGCGGGCTTTTGCTACGGCCGCTTGCCTGGCTTGTGCCGAAGCTGCTTGCTGGGCGGCGGCTTGACGCTGCTGCTCCTGCGCGGCTACGGTTTCATCCAGGCGCACGGCCTTCGCATAGGCCTCGTCGGGGGTTTGGGCCATGCCGGCTTCGAGTAGTCGAGCCATCGATTCCCGCACCTGATCGAAGTGCGGATACTTGGTCGCATCCGAGAACTTCGAAATTTCTTGCTGTACTGCCTGTTCTTCCTGCTGCTGGCGCCACGAGGTGACGCCCTGCACGTTTTGCTTCAGATTCTGGATTTCCTGCATCAGCTGCATCGTGGCCGGGTCGACCTGGCCTGCCTGCGCCTGCTGGATGACGCCCAGCGGCACGTTGTATTCCTGGGCCAGGCGCGTGAACATCTGCACCTTCTGCTCCGGGCTGCCCAGCGCCAGGGTGTGGTGGGCGCGGCCCAGGTTCTGGATCCACGCGGCTGGCTGCAGGCCGTGCTGCTGCAGGGTGGGCATGAACTCGGCCATGGCCTCGGTCAGATGCTTGGCCTGCTGCGCCTCGGCCTTGTAGAGCGAGACGCCGGTCGAATACTGGCCTTCGCGCTCCACGTTGTAGGCCGCCAGGCGCTGCGCCTCTTCCAGGGTCAGCGGGGTCCCGGCTTCCAGCTTCTCCTGGAGTGGGACGAACTCTTTTTTCCAGGTGGTCAGCGCCTTCTTCTGGGCCGCGGTCGGCTGGACGACGCCATCGGCCATCGGCGTCGGGGTGCCGGCGCCCGCCGGGGCCGGTGCTGGCGCGGCTTCCGGCGCGGCGCCATCCTGCTGCTTCGGGGCGAAGCGACCGGCGTCGTCGCGCGCGCGGTCAGCAGCTGGCGCGCCGGTGGTCGGCTCGGCGGTCGGGGCGCCGGTCTCGGCGGCCTCCAGGCTGGCCAGCAGCATGTCGCGGCGGCTTTCGGGCTGGTTGCCCTGGTCCAGGTTGTCGTCGGGCAGGTCGTCGTTCAGTGGTGGCATGGTGGTTCCTCAAGTAGTCGAGTGGTGGTGGTCGGGCTTATTTCAGCTTTTCATTGGCCACGCGGATAAGCGTGTCCTTGAGGCCGGGCGGCGGCGCCAGCTTCTTGGGCGCCTCCATCTTTTCGTTCCCGACCTCGACCATTCCGTGCTGCTTGAGGTGGGCGCGGTGATGGCTGCGCGAGGTGATCATTTCGCCGGTGATCTGGCTCTGGTACGGCTGGATGTCGGTGGCGACCATGGCCGCCGTCACGCGGCGCTGCATCGGCGCGCCGCAGTGGATCGGCAGGTCATCGTTCATCTTCGCGATCGAGCGGTAGACGTCTTCGGTGTGGCCGCATGCGCAGCCCAGGGAATAAATCGGCATTACTCGGCTCCTGCAGGTTCTGGGGTGTTCTGGGCAGCGACTTCGGCGGTGTGCGCGGCCGCCTGGGCCCGGCGCTCCTCGAGCAGCAGCTTCACGCGGTTGTCGAGGGCGTTCATGCGCTCTTCGCTGGCCTGGCGCATCTGCTCGAGCGCGGCCGCATGGTCCAGGCGCTGCTGCTCGAGGCGGGCTTCCAGATCGGCCTCGCGCGCCGCGCGTGCGGCTTCCAGCTCGTTCTGGTGCGCGTTTTGCTGCGCCTGCACGTTCTGTTCGTGGGTCGCGACATCGGCGTCCTGTTGGGCCTGGAACCCTGCGATCTCCTTGGCGTTGGCCAGCTTCTTGTCTTCCAGCGCCATCTGCGCCTGGATCTTCTGCATTTCGGGATCCGGCTTAGGCTCCTGCGGCTGCTGGGCGGCCTTCAGCATCTGGTCGAGGGTGTTGTCGAGCATGCCCTCGATGGTCTTGCCGACCTTGAAGGCCGACACCCCGAACTTGAGCAGGCCGACCAGCAGCGGGCCGGCGCCGGGTTCAGCCTGCATCACCGGCAGGGCTTGCTGCAGGAACGAGCCGACGGAGGATAGAAATTCGGTGCGGTCGGCCTTTTCCTGGGCTTCGTCCATCTGGATCATCGAATCGCTGCTGACTTCGATGCGGAAGCCGGCGAGCGGGCCGGTGCTGGTCTCGCTGGTCGGATCGGCAGCGCGGGCGCCCATCAGCAGCTCCATGGCCTGGGGCAGCAGCGCCTGGTCGGTCTCGTCCAGCTGGTCGGCCGCGGCGATTCGCGCCAGGGTGGTCGGCTGGAAGTGCTTGCAGATCACCTGGGCCTTCAGCTGCAGCAGCTCGGTGGCGAACTGGGTCACGCGCGCCTGCTGGTTGCGCAGCCGCATATTTCCGTACTGGCCTTTCAGCTTCTGCGCGCCGTAGGTCTCGGTGGGGTCGCTGGCGCCGCGCGTGATGTCGCTGATGCCCATGAGCTCGTAGATCGTGTTCTTGACCTTGTCCAGCTGGTCGTAGGCGACGTTCAGGGCGTTGACGATCGGGGCGATGTCGAAGATATCGAGCGAGCCGGCCAGGCCGTTCTTTTCCGAGAACGCAGCCCAGTTCTTCGCCGGAATCAGGTTGCCGTTGCCGGCCTCCTTGAACAAGCGGGCCAGCTCGGGCACCGATGCGTCGTAGATGCCGCGCACTTCCAGCATCTCGATCAGGCCGTCGATCTTGGCCTGCAGCTTGGTCAGCTGCTTGGCCTGGTCCTGGTAATACTTGTAGTCGGCGACCGGGACCAGCGATTCGTTCGTGACGGTCGCGTACAGCGGGCGAGGGCAGGGGAAGAAACCGTCCAGACCGAGCGGGTCGGGCTTGCTGTCGATGACGCTCATCTGGGTCTTCGAGAACCAGATGGCGGTACCGCTTTCCTTGTCCCAGATTTCGTAGATGCAGGCCTGCTTGCCTTCAACGTCGCTCAGGGCTTGGCCGGTTGCGCTGTTGGCGGCCACCGGGCTCTTCGTATCGAGCGGGATCCGCGCGCCGACTTCCTCGCCGAAGCGGTCGACCAGCGCCTTGCGGCTCATGTAGACGCGGCGCCACACCGCGGTGACTTCCTCCCAGGTACGAGCGACGGAATGGCCGAAGTCCTTCCAGTGCACGTAGTCGACCGGGGCAGATTCGTTGCCAATCTGCTCTTCCAGTGCCTGCTCGGCACCCTCCGCGGTCGCATCCTCGGTCACTTGCGTGGCCGGTACTTCCGATGCCTGCGCGGCGACGATGTCTGCTTCGTAGCGCACCCAGGCCTGGCCACGGCCGCCCAGGAAGCGATCCAGCACGCACTGTTCCATGGCGGCGCGGTAGTGCGGATAGTGGTCGACCTCGAAGTCCAGGCCGCGCTCGAGCAGCAGGGCAGCGACGCGGCCGACCTGGTCGCGGTCACGGAAGCGGCGGGATACATCCGGCTTGGGCAGGCGCGAGAACACGGCCGGCAGCTGCACCTGCACGTTCGACCACAGGATGTTGAAGGACGAATCGCCGCCGGTGGCGCCCTGCGACTGGTCGTAATCGCGGTACTTCTTCACGATCTTGTCGCTGCGGCTCTCCCACTTCTTGAACTCGCGTTCATAGGCAGTGATCGCGTCACCCCAGCGCTGCGCTTCGGGATCAACCTGCTGTCTGTTCTGGTCGGCCATGGCTTAGATTCTTTCGTTGGGGCGTGGAACGGATGCCCACATGTCTTCGAGGGTGACCGCGTTGCCGGCGCCGACCAGCAGGCCGCGAACGTCTTCCTTCTTCGGGGGCGGCGGCGCGGCCTGCTGCATGATCAGGCAGCCATAGCTGAAGCCGTCACCGTCATGGCTGGCCCAGTCGTGGACCGGATCCGAGCTGAAAATCTTGGTCTCTTCGTTGTATTCGTACTTCCACGAGCGCAGGCCATCGAGGCCACGCTGGCAGTTCGTCGCGTTGAAGCGGATGCGCGGGATCAGCACGCGCGCGGCGTTGACGCGGTCGGCGATGCTCGAGCGCGGCACCATGGCCACGTGGTCCGAACCGAACTTGGAAACGAAGATCTCGACGGCGGAGCGCTTGGCGGCGAAGGTCTTGGCGCGCGCGTCGTGCGGCAGCCAGATGCGGCCCAGCGCGCGGCCGCTGAAGCGCTTGTACTGGTCGATCTTCTTGGCAAGGCGGTCGCACCATTCCTCGGCGTCGATGCCCCAGCCGCCGTCGTAGTCGACGATCTGGTGGCCGCCCATCTGCGGCTGCCAGAACCACCAGGTGGCGGTGTCGCGACGCCCAAGGTCGGCGGTGATCTCCAGCGGCGCGCCCATCGGGTCGAACACGACGTCGTCGCCGATGCGGCCCTGCTTCTCGGCCAGGCCGATCGAGCGGGCCAGGATGGCGCCCAGCACCGCGGCGTCGAACGAGCAGCCGTATTCCTGTTCGAACTTGGCGCGGCCATAGTCTTCGCCGAACTCATCGATGTAGGCGCGCAGCTCCGTCTCGAGGCGCTCGGCGGTCAGCACGCCGGTCTCGTAGGCGTCAAGCACCTGGGCGAAGGCGTCGCCGCCGGCGTCCATGATCCTTTTCGCCGCCTGCATCGTGGTGTGCGCGTGGTTACGGCCGCGCGGGGTGGTGATGAAGCACTGCCAGCCGTTGTTCTCGGCGACGATCGGGCGCAGGTAGGCGCGCACGTTCGGGTTGGACAGCGCCCATTCCGAATAGACGATGCCGGCCGGCGTGGAGCCGACCAGGGAATCGGGATTGTCCGAGCCGACAACCTGCCAGGTGCTGCCGCCCTTAAGGCGCAGGATCATCTTGGTGTTGTCGATGCCGGCGCGCAGCTCGTGCGGGAAGGCCTCGTCGATGCGCTTCTTGCCAGTGTGCGGGTTCACGGCGTCCCAGATCGCCTTCCGGGCCTGGGCGTACTGCGGCAGCATGTGCCAGTAGCCGGCAGTGCGCTCGAACGCTGCGCACGCCGTGCGGTGCAGCATGATCTCGTCCTTCCCGGACCGGCGATGCCAGACCAGCTCAGCCAGGCGGCCGCCGTTCTCCAGATAGCTCCAGGCGGGCATCTGGTAGGGGCGCGGGCGCCAGTTGTTGGGAAGGACGATGCGGGACATGGATTACAGCTGCACTTCCTGGCCCTGGCGCGCGGCGAAGGTGGGCGTGCCGGTGTCGTTGGCGGTCTCGATGCGCACCCAGGTGCCGGCGGGGACAACAGCCGGCAAGGCGACGCTGCCCAGGTTCTGGAGGCCGATGGCCACCGACAGCGCCGCGGGCAGGCCGCTGGATCCGCTCACGAGGGTCTGCTGGCCAGTCGCGCATGCGCTGTCGCTGTAGCTGCGCAGCGCCACGGTGCCGCGAGCGCCGCCGACCAGGGTCAGGGTGGCGGTGACGTCGATCGAGTAATTGACCTGCACGTCGCGCGTGGACGACAGCTGGAAGCAGGTATTGAGCAGCGGCGTGCGGTAGGCGAAGGCGCGGGGCAGCTGGGCGGCCGGAATGCTCGGGCGGTTCACCAGGTCGTTGTAGTTGCCCGTGGTGGCCACGGCCGCGAAGGTCGGCTTGCCAGTCAGCTCGGCGTAGATGCCGCTGAAGAGCGCCGGGCGGCCGGTGAGGTCGCCATACGCGCCGGACAGCGCCACCGGCGCCAGCCCGGTCAAGTCGCCCGCCTGGCCGGTGAGCGCCACGGTCTTGAGCACTGGCTTGTTGAGGATCTGGGCGGCGCCGCTGGTCGCGTTCCAGTCCGCATTGACCTGGCCAGCCTGGGGCGCCGTGTTCAGCACGCCGTTGACGATGC